GTGAAGTCTAAACCACCTTGGTAGTCTGTTGGAAGATTTTCGAGTTCTGGATCTAACAAAGCCGCTTTAACTAGGTTAAAGATCTGTGGACTGATGATAAATCTACGAATTGGGTTTTCTGGTGTCTTGTCATCTGCAAGTGGATTCTCACGCACAAAACCTTGGAACAAGTATGATCTTTTCTTCCAATACTTACGACCCATTTCTTCTAGACTTTGGTCTTTGAACCAAGTGCGGACTTCTGCTAAGATTGGACATGCTTCGCCCCACATCTCAACGCATGGTACTTGAACTGTGACTGGTTTACTGTCTGCTTGACCTTTAACGCCAGCAAATGGTAAATTGATCATCGCTCTTTCTACCCAGAAGAATGTGTTTTTTGGATCTGCGTCTGGAAGGAATCTGATTCGAGCGTTTTGGCCTTCTTGGATGTTCCAGTGTGCGTAGATAGCGTTATCGCCACCTTGTGATGAGTTGTTGCCTGAACTGCGTGTTTCTTGTGCTTGTAATTTTGCACGGATTTCTGCTAATGATGTTGCCATGGTATTTCTCCTAAAGTTGGTCTTAAAATATGCCTAAACGTGTTATGCATCTTAACATAATACGCTAATATTATTTATCTCGCAAGAAGTATTTACAAGAAATTTTAACCAAAACAAAAGGACCCGTAAGTCCTTTTGATATTACTTGTATATTATATTATTTTAAGCCTGCTAGTTTTTTGAGTTGTTCTCTTTCTTGATCGTATTGTGCTTTTCTCTTGTAAGCAGGTTCGGCAGTATTAATACCTGCCCATGGTTGTTTTTCTCTTTGAGCTGCTGGGTTTATGCCTGGTAAATTGCCTGTAGGTTGTCCCGGAGTAATGCCCTTACGTTGGAATGTTGGTTTATCGTATGGTTTGTAATCAGGATTGTCTGGTATTTCTATAGCTTCTTTAGCTACCTTTTCTGCGTTTAATTTTTTAATGTGATAAATTTCGCCATCAACTTGAATAGTATAATTTTCTTCCATGTCGCCTACTACTTTGCCTGAAATTTCTGGTTGAGTTTTATCTCTAATCATATCGCCTACATTAATTGCGGTTTCATTTAATGCTTTCTCAAATGCTTCGTGTAGGTCACTGTGTTCTTGTTCTATGCCAGCGTCCTGTTCAATCCTACGAACCCAACCACTGACATCACTGCTACCAATTTCTTCAACAGGTGCAGCGAATTCAGCTTGTTCACGAGCCGCTTCTAGCACACCGTCTGGTCCTAGTTTTAATAATAGATCATGATGGTTATGTGCGATCCTACGGATGATACTACTCATGATCGCTTCTACGCCACCGTCATCATCTTGTTCATCATTTTCCATAGTTGTTGCTAACATGTTTTGTGTGCCACCTGGAATAGCCGCACCGTATTCTGTATTTGCAGCCAATCTACTTTCTAACATGTCGTGTGCTTTTGCGTTTATAATATCACCATGTTTGTCTGTAAGTTCTTCTAGTTCATCGTCTGATAATGGTGTGCCATCTGTGAATTCTGCATAGTCTGCATAAGCATCTGCGTAGTCTGGTGCGTCCCATGATTCTACACCGTCTAATGTAATTGTTGTTAAATCAACTTCCTTGCCATTTATAACGATTTGCCCAGCTGGGTATGATTCTTCTAAATCTTCATCTGCTGCTTCTGCTGGTTCTGCTGGATAGTCTGGATCACCAATTTCGTTTTCAATCTGTTGATAGATGTGAGGTAAATTATCATATAACCAACTAGTAACCACATCACGTGCATCAGCGTTAGGATCAATGTCTGCCAGCTCACCTAGACGATCAAATAATCTATCGTCACCGATGATATTATACAGTGCATTTGTAGCATTCTGCGCATCTACACCAACTGGTAGTGGTTCACTTAATAAGTCAATCAATTGACCAACTTCATCTTCAGTATCTGGAAGTGCCCAGCTGCCTTCTGCAACTGTACTAGCCCAACTTTCAAATTGTTGTGCAAATGGATTATTGTTTTCTTTCATGATCGTATAGGCCTTGTGTACTAATGGTAATGCTTGTTCGATGCGTTCGTCAAGTGTTTTCTTGACAAACAATTCTTTTAATTCTTCTACGTTTACTTCATCTTCAACCAGTGCTGGTTTGAAACTTTCTTTGTATTCTGTATAACCCTTTTTGCCTTTGATTTTCTTTAGGGTATTTTTCAATAGGCCATGATAACCAAATGCTGATTCTATCATCTCTTTGGTAACAACGTCTTCAAATGTGCGACGTTGCACACCTCTGATAAATGGACGCAGAGTCATCATTTCGTCGACCATCTCTGTGATATGTTGTCCTAACTCATCTGTAGGTACACCACCAGCCGACACATGTCTGGCCATAGCACGAGCACCAGTCAAACTGGTAAATGGTAGTCGAAAGCGTTCGCCTTGATCGTTTTCGACAAATATCGCGGCGATGTTACGGCTACGGGCACCGTGTGTTTCATCTACGATAGGTTTAGTATGTGCTAGTTTAATACGCACAGGACCAAAACTTTCAAAACTACGATTTACAGTACCGTACATGCGGCTTTCTGCTACAACCTCATCTTTGTCATAGGTACTGTCAGCTTTGCTTTGCTGTGCGATATCTCTGTGTTTTAGTGTTGAGCGTGTGATATCTCTAGGTTCAAAACTCAGTAGATTTCTACGAGCAAATTCACGTAGTTCACGTAAAAAACCGTACCAATCATGACGTTCTTCATCGGATAGATCTTTACTGATATTCTTGCTAAAATAGACTTTTAAGCTGGTTTCATCGATCAAACTCATAGTAATATTACCATGATTATGATCATTGATCACATAGTCAAAGTTAAAAAATCGTGCTTGTTCTGGGTCGCTAGTGGCTTTGGCTTTATCATCACCTAAGCTGACATCCTCAAAACGATCACGGATTTTTTCAAAAAGTCCTTCTGCTATTTTATCTATTTCTCTCATATGAGTATTTATCTTAAATCATTATAAATGGCATTGGCTCAATGAAATCATCTAGTACATCTTTCATTGCGGTATCTAAACTGGCATCATAGCTCTGTAGTAATTGCGCCATACGTACAACCAATACTACACTCATCACTAGATCATCAGTTTCACCTGGTTTTGCCGCATAACTGCTACCATGTGCTACGAATGTTTTAAGCTCACTGATCAGCGGACGACTGTATATGGTCATGCGTTTGCTTTCTATTAGGCTTTTAAGTTTAGCACAGGCAGTGATTTTAGGTTTATTTGTGGTATTAAAACCTTTGCGATATCTGCGTGTGTTCCCTGCTCTTGCTGGTTCACTCAAGAACGTACCCTTGATATTCTCTTCACCGATTTCTGCTACGCTGACCAAGGCAGCTTCACCTAGGGTATTGTTTTCTAGACTATAGTAGATGTTATTTACGGGCACGGTTTCTGCTAGATATTTGGTGATTTCACTTAGGATACCTATCTGTTGTTGCACTGGCGTGCGATTATTCTGCCATTCTGCTACTTGTATGAAACTAGGAACTTCAAATACCTGTATAGCACTAGGATCACCACCTGTACCTAAGCTAGGATCTAATCCAACTAGATAAGTTTTCGTAGGATCGGGTCGCTTGTACCAGCGTACTTGTCCTTGGCGTTCTATTGGTTCTACTCCTTGCAGTTCTACTAAGTAGCTAGGGTTGATAAGTGTTTCGTCCCAGATAATAAACTCGCAGTCCATCTCACGGCGGAAACGCTCATCACCTAGCTGTGCTCGTTGTTGTACAGCCCAATTCTCATCTCTGTCTGGATGTTCATTCCAGTAACTACGGAATGCTTTAAATCCATTGATGCCAATTTCAGTTGGGTTACCAAACTCATCAAACTGCTTGTTAGCACCTTTCCATAGAGTAGCAAACTGGTCTTCATCGCTGTTTGGTGTTGATGTAATAATACATTTACCACCAGTTGCTAAGGTGGGACTGATAGAAGTCCAGAATTCTCGTCCTATGGTAGGACGGACGAACGCAAACTCATCTGCGTATAATAGTGATATAGACATACCTCGGCCAGTGTTTTCAGTAGTTGTGGCCGAAACTATACGACTACCATTATCAAAGTCAATGCTACCTTTGTTATAACTTACAGCACCTGCACGTATGAAGTCTGGTACGCTTTCATAAGCGTAGCGTATACGTTGCATGATTTCCTGTGAGCCAGTGTACTTGTGTGCTGCAATAAGAATTGTACTATCAGGTACGAACATAGCGTACCATAACAAGTAACCTGCGGCACTTGTTGACTTACCTGTCTGCCGAGGCATTAATGAAATGCTGAATCGATAAGCATGGTATGTGTGTATTAGGCGTTTCTGATAATCAAATGGCGTATACAGCATACGTCCTTTGGTAGGATGCTGTATATAGAAATAGTGACTCATAAAGTATTCAGGCCCCGTGACGGGATCTGCGCACTTTGCGAATTCTCTTAGCTGTTCTTCTGTAAAAGATTCTCTGGTATGCGGTTTCTTTACTAGAACTGAATCTGTGCCTTTTGCTGTTGCCATAGTAATACTTATCTTGGCTTTAACAAGGTGTTACAATTACCAGGGCTTTTCGCCTGTTAGGTATGGTAGGCTGAACCAAAGTTTGAACCATTCTGGTGTGCCTGGTTGGATGTTATGCTTCTTTTGATACTGTATTTTTTCATTGGCTGTGATACTGGGATTACTACCTTGATTAGCCATTTCACTTTCTGGACCTTTGTATTCTTGCAGTTTGCCCAGATTACCAATACTACTCAGTCCTGCTAGGGTTTTAATTTCGTGTATAGGGTCGTTAGCATCTAACACAGCTTCTTCAATATGGCTGTTAGTGTAATCTTGTGTGCGGATTGAATATTGTTTAGACACCGTATTTGTTCTTTTTACGTTGAGGTACTGGACTAGATTTATTAACACTATCTAATTCAAGACTGCGATGGTCGGGGATGGAATGTTCTACTTCGCTGTCAATAGTTTTAAATGCTGAACGCATCATTATGTGTTCTGCTTCGGTGTATGGACGAGCTACGTTCATCTTTCCATACCAACTCTGTTCAGGACAATCTTGTGCTTCGACTTTTTTACCGTCTGATTTTGCGGCTGCCATCATCACACGATTAAGATTATATATTCTGTCAATACCATCATCGCGCCAGAGCCATTCACCCTTAGCGGCTTGGCTAGCACGTTTAGGAATTTTTCCTATTTTACCTTCGATGATGATTTCGTTAATCTTCACGGATTAAACACTCCAAAATTGTCTTAGATGTTTTAGAGTTGCGTCTAGATCCGCGTCAGGATTAACCTCACCGTCTTCATCGTAAAACGCTTCTGAAGCTTGATTAAAGGCATTATTCCTAGCATCAAAAGTTCTGCTATCAATTCCCTCATCATCATAGTCTGCTCTTAAAGCATCTTCTGTAAAGTCCATAGCCCATTCTAATGTACGAGCATCTGCTTGTGGTGCTAGCAATATTTTTTTTAAACGTTGACTAGTGAGATGATCAAACGTCTGTGATTCATACATGTCTTCTTCGTCATCGTCTTCTTGGCTGTCAATTAACATATTACGTAGGCTAGGAATGCTACCTGGTTGGCGACGATCATCTAAAAAACTTTCTAGGTGTGGTGTAAGATAACTACGGATCTGACCTGCGAATGGTCCTGGAAGATCACGACCAAAACGTGCTAGATCATTAGCGATGCCCACAGCTTGATTGAGATGTTCTTCAAGTTGATCTAGCATATCGCTGAGATGTGCTGCATCTACAGCGTCTTCCTGGATAGGCTTACCTTCCTGGATAGCATCCATTAGTTCAATAAATTCGCGTAGCTCTTTCATTGTATTAGGCCTTAATGTCGTTAATCATACTTTCGTATGCTTTCCAAAGATTTTCTTCGATTGGGTTTGCACCACGATTAGCAGCCAATGGATATTGTTTCTTAACACCACCAAGACCACCACCAGCATCAGTTGTTACTGCTGTGATTGGTGCTGTTTTTTCTTCTGGAGTGTTATCCCATTCGATATCACGTTCTTCTTCAAGTGAATCACAGCCACATGGTGTAGAACCACATGTACCACATGATTCTTCAGCCGGTGCAGCTTGGATAGCAACTACAGGCATACCACTTAGCTTGCGGATTAGGTTAACTACATCTTCTTCACCATCTGCTGCCACAGTGATGTTCATATTTTCTGTAACTGCTTGTTTTTCGTCATCAATGCTTTCAACTTGTGTTTTTTCTGCTGATGTATCACCGCTGACTTTATAAGTCTTACCACCAACTGTGAATGTGTCTTTACCTGCAGCGATAGCATCTAATCGAGCTTTGGTAAATTCATTACCTTCGTCCATTTCTTCTTCACCTACTAGAACTGTAGCAGGAGACATTCCACATTCAGCTACGTCAATACCGCATGCGGCATAAAACATTTCTTCTTTGAAACGAGGATTGTCTGCCTTTGCCATGTCTGCAAATGTTTTGCATATCTTTTTAGCATCTTCTCTGTCAGCCATGTTTTTGATTTTTTCTGCCATCTCACGATAGTTTTTACGTGACATAGCTTCTTTTAATTCTTCCATACTGCAGCCTATACCTTCTTCTGTATGTGTTAGTGGACTTGCTGAATCAGCTGGTACCATCGGATCTAAATTTTCATTGCACTCGCATTTTTCACACTTGCAACTTGGGCATACTGATTTAGCTTCCATCTTAGGAGCAAGACCTGCTAGTCTAGCGATCTCATTAAGCTCTTCTTGTACATCAACTACTGGAGCTTCCATGCAATCTGCTTCCATAGCCTCTTGTTCGTCAAGCTCTTGCTTATAGTGATTCCATGCTTCTTCATTTGTGTAAATAGGATGGTTGCGGATAGATTCCTTACCTTCTGTAACTTTAACTTTAGTCATTTTCGCTTCACTGTTTTTAATAGTGTCTCCAAATTCTGTACCTTCTTCTACTTGTCCTTTGTTATGTGCTTTCCAGGCTGTAGCATAAGCAATACCTTTTTCACGTTTAGTTAGTTTGCCATCTTTGGCATAACCTTTCTTAATGTGTTTAACCATGCGTTCTGCTTTGTCACCTGGAGGTGCTACTTCATCTAAGTCATCTTTTTCTTCTGCATCTTTTTGTGCGGAACCACCATAAGCACGACCTTTAACAACGCGACTTGATGATTTGTCGTCGTCACCACGTTCAGCACGCTCATCTTCCTGTTTGTCTTTTAGTGCTTGTAGGCGTTTGCGTTTAGCCACAGCATCAGCGTCTGGTTTAGCTGGCTCTTCGTCTTTAGCATCTTTAGCAGCTTTTTTCATTGGCTCTTCAGTATCACCATCTTTGTCTAGGTCTAAGAAGTCTGGTTTAGCTTCTTCGCCTAATTTTTTGCCTGCGGCGGCAGCTTTTTGGAATTTGGCTTTGCCATATTTCTTGCGGCCAATCGCGGCTGCTACAGCTTCTGGATCTTCAGCACTGCCACTTTTTTTAATTGCGGCTACAGTTTTGTCAAAGCCCATGTATTTTTCTTCTATCTGGCGAACACCTTCTAAGATGCTGTTAGTTTTAATATTTTCTTGCATGGTATCGTTTCCTACGTTTTCTTCTAATTGTGAATCACCTTGTTGATAAGGATGTGGTTGTGGATATGCTGGATCATAGTCTGGTGAATTTGGATCTGTTTTAGGATTGTAGTTTGGATCTTGGAATCCTTTTTTTGGATCTGGTGCACTTAACTGATATTTGCCTTTTTCTATTTCCCTAGCACGTTGCTTGAATATTGGACTGGTTTTTTCAAATTGTGGAAATAGACTTATATATCTCTTAACTTTTGGAGTCTGTAGCAAATTAACTACAGCATCATAACTACTCATTATATTTTCAATTCTTGCAATTTTACGCTCTTCATTTTGATCACTACCCAATTCTGATAATAATCCATACGCTTGATAATCGTATAGTGTTAGATCTTTTCCTGGACCAAAATTAAGACTAATTTTTTGTACGCCGGTTTTAAATTTTTGTAGTAGTGTATTATAGTTTAAGAGACCCATATCTGGATCACCTTCTCTATACTCTTTTACTAGCTCTATGCTTTCTTTTAACATATCTTTCATAGATTTGTTCTCATTTTTAAATTGTTGTCCTACAGCTTTTTTAAGTGGTGTTTTTTCTAACGTTGGAAAATCAATTACATTTGGTGCACGCATTTGATTCTGTGCTGGTGCAAGTTCATCTGAAGTAGGTTGATCTAATGTCGGTACAACCTTTCTACCAACTGCTGGTTTTTTCTCACCCGCTGGTTTATATGTTCTAGCAGGTTTAACTTGAGCAGGTACTTCAGCAGTGGCTGGTGCTTGAGCTGGTACTTCAGCTTGAGCAGGTACTTCAGCAGTGGCTGGTGTTGGCATTCTCAATATAGTTGCTGAAGGTCTTGCCGCAGGAGTTGGCGTCGGTGCTGCCGCTGTTGGTGTTGGTATCGTTGGAGCTGGTGTTGGCTCTACAGCTGGTGTTGGTTTGACTGTAGATAATGCTGTAACTTTAGCATCTAGATCAGCAATTTTTTGTTCTTGCTCATCGTTGGCCGCTGTTGCTTTGGCTAATTCTTTATTGGCCTTGACCATCTGATAGGCTAATGCTTCAGCGTCGCTGGCAGCGGTTGGTCTTTCTAATCTTGCTTTGTGTACTAATTTAACTAGTTCAGGTTCACCGCGAGTTAGATCAGCGTCTTTTTGACTTTGCGATTTTTTAGCTGTTTCTTCTAATAGAAAATTTTGATATTTTTCTTCTAGGCTATTCACAGCCGGAGTGATATCATTGGGATCTATGCTTTCATACACAGGTTCAGCAGACATGCTGACGGGATTGTCCTTTGGACCAAGACCGTTGAGTTTTCCTATGATGTCATAGATATTATCACTCATTATTTCTTCGCTTTTGGTATCTTGTTCTGATGGCTACCTACTGGACTTTTATCTCCTGTTGGTAGATCATTTGTAGTTTTAGCTTCCGGTGTTGCGCCACCTGCGGCTTCTTCTAGTTTAACTTCGTTCAATTCTTTAAGGATGCTGTTGAAACTAGCATAGGCATCACCAGCTTTCTTAGCTTCTGGATTGTCTTCATATGGTTTGTCTAATACAGCTTCACCTTGTTTATATTCTTTGATATCGCTAGCGTCATCTTCATTCCAACGACGTTGCTCTTCTGGGTGATTTTTAGGAACTACGACGATATTAGCCTGTGCGATACCTGCACGTTCTGCGATGATAGTACGTAGCTGATATTCATTACACGGATATGTAAGCACAGCATCCATTAGATGCAATTCTACAGTACCGTGATTAGGAAAATCGACATCGCTTTCTTTTAGTGGTAAGCGTTTTGGTTTGCTGAGACTTTCTAATCCATACGCATCTAACGCTGACTCTAGCATTTTAAGTTTTTCTGCTGGGTCTGTATTAGCGATCTTAATACGGAATTCGTAGGTCTTTTGGCTTTGTTGTAAATAGTTTAAAAAGTTTTTCATACGTTTGTGTCCTATATTTGTTATTTATCTTGTTTGGGTGATTTAGTCCTTGGGCTTTTCACCTAAGATCTGTTTTA